CATGTTGGTATCAATACTAAAAATCCTGATGCTGAGTTGCACGTTGTTGGTAATGTGTATGTTTCTTCAAACCTGACTGTGGATGGCGATACCCTCCATGTAGATGTCGAGGCCGACCATGTTGGTATCAATACTAAAAATCCTGATGCAGAACTACACGTTGTTGGTAATGTGTATGTTTCTTCAAACCTGACTGTGGATGGCGATACCCTCCATGTAGATGTCGAGGCCGACCATGTTGGTATCAATACTAAAAATCCTGATGCAGAACTGCACGTTGTTGGTAATGTGTATGTTTCTTCAAACTTAACAGGTGACGGCAACGTCTTCATCGCGGGTGGCCTGGTGACCAATACTGGAGGTGTCGGACGAAAGACATACTCATTTTCTACGAATTTAGCTAGTGGTGCAAGTGTAGTAAACGCAACATATGTCCTCGATTTTACAAATCACCCCTTCCATGCTAAAGTTACAGCGATGTTGATTGAATCAGATGATGAAATTAGTACATTATCATTTGATGTTATTGGTGGTAAATTGGGTGGTGGGAGCAACTCCGCGTATGTCCCAGCATTAGGTCAGGTGGGTGTCGTGAGCACATCTACAATGAACACACCTTGGGATCCAGCCGTAGCAACCGCCCTCGAAGGAACAACAGTGACAATTAAGCCAGCCAATGCGTGTACAGGTGTGGTTCGTTTCAATATTTTTGTTGATTATCTATCTCACGAAACAGCAGGGCGACTTACGAGTATTAATACTGGTGGTACTAGCCCAGATAGTGGGGATTTAGGTTATTAAAAGTGTACACAATAGAATACAAAAACACTTTATATGTATGATAATTTCATCATGATACATATAGCGCACATCTTTTGCTAAAAAAATATACAACTATAACAGTAAATGGCGACTACAAATATATTTACATTTGGAGGAAACGTCGGTGTCGGAACAAATAACACGACCTATAAATTTGAGGTGTACAATGGAACGTCAAAAATGGATAGTTTAGAAGCTGACCAGATGACGGTCACGGATACTACAGAGTCTACAATAACCACAGATGGAGCCATGACAATCGCTGGTGGTCTCGGTGTTGCTAAAAAATTATTCGCTCTCAACGCATACGTGTCTTCTAAAGTGGGTGTTAATAAAACAGCGGTTAACGACTTTGACGTAAACGGTACAATTTCAGCGACGAGTCTAAAAATTGGTTCAATCACAGATGCTTTTGTACCACAAGGACTCATTGCGATGTGGTCAGGTACAGATGGGGATATCCCAGATGGCTGGGGTCTCTGTGATGGTACAAATGCTCAACCAGATTTACGAGCAAGATTCATCATTGGGGCGGGTAATACATATGCAGTCGATGCAACTGGTGGACAAACACAAATGACCCTCACAACCGCACATTTACCAACTCATTCACACGAGGGTGATTCTGGTAGCGCGGGTGGCCATCCACACGCCACTACCGTGCAAAGTGCCGGTGGACACGCACACACGGATACAACTGGAAACTATGACCACACACACTCTACTTCCACACCAAACCGGGTCCACGCCCACTCAGCGAATAGTTCTTCACATAATCACAATCATTCATACCAGGAGGGTGCACATGGTCACACTAATCAATGTGGTAATGCTCACAACTTCGATGGTATTTGTCGCCATGGTGGAACCCCGTCGGGTAATGGTGGTGGTTGGATTCAAAGCGCAAACGCCGGTGTTTACGGTAATGCCAGTGGACAACACGCTCACTCTTTCAATACAGCTGACAATGGAAGTCACGAACACGCGTACACTACAGCTAACTATTCCGCCAATCACGCTCACGAGTTTACAACGAGTAATAGGTCTCATCACACACACACTTCCCAAGTTTCGTCTACTCACTCTGGTCACACACACGCTATTTCTACCCAATCTGCGGGCCAGGGACAAACCTTTGAAATGCTTCCAGTGTACTACGCTTTAGCGTTTATACGAAAATCGTAATAAAAAAAGTATACACATATACCAAATGGCGACGACTAACGTTAGAACATTTAATGGAAGTGTCGGCATTGGAACTCAGACGACCAGTTATAAGTTTGATGTATACGATGGAAGTTCACGAGTGGAGAATATAACCGCTACAACAGTGACCTCAACTGATACTACAGATGCCTCCGATAGACAAACCGCTGCCGTTACAGTAGCCGGTGGTATGGGGGTACAAAAAACCTTACGTTGTGCAAATGTAGAATCCGATATATCTATCTCAGTTGGAATGACGACATTCGCTGATGCAGTTAACATTGCCGGAACTCTGAAAACGACAAGTCTTACGATTGATGGTATAACCAATGCACACGTACCTTCAGGTTCCATCGCTATTTGGTCTGGTAGTCTAGTGAGTATTCCATCTGGTTGGACTCTTTGTAATGGAAGTAATAGCACACCCGATTTGAGAGATAATTTTGTTTTGGGTTCTACGGCTGCACCAGACCACAACCAAACAGGTGGTTCTATACAGGTGACCCTCGGAGAAACCAACTTAGTTCAACACGGTCACGGTGGTCAAACTGCTAACTACGATGGACACAATCACACTGGTAATACTAACGATGATGCCCAACACGCGCACTCAGGTAATACTGGTAACGCGGGTGGACATGGTCACCCAAATAGTGATACTGGTCAAGGTGGTCAACACGATCACACCTGCACCTCCGGCGGTGAGGGGCAACACGCTCACCCTGCATCTGACCCCACTCATACACATCGGTTCGTTTGTGGCCCGGCTTATAACTTTTTCGGTATTGGTAAACAGGGTGGACAAATTTTAGGTTCTGCGAATTACATTCACCAAGCCAATACCGGCGGTAGTTTCAACAACACCCAGCACGAACATGACTCATTTGCTACCCAAGACTCTCCGCAACACTCACACTCCGGTACTTCCCAGGGCTCGAACACTGATCACGCACATCAGATAACCACAACCGCTGGTCAGGGTGCACACACACATACATTTGAATATGCTAGCACAGGTGCTCACGAACACACTTTCAACACTGCTAATTCCGGACAGGGGGTCGCATTTTCAGTATTACCCCCTTATTATGCATTAGCTTATATAATGAAAATTTAAGTAAATAAATTGTTTTATAATATCAGATGGCATCAACGAATATACACACGTTTGATGGCAACTTTGGTGTTGGTACCAATAACACGTCATTTAAGTTCGATGTAGTTGGGGGTGACACAAACTTAGCTGGAACCACTATTACTACTTTGAGTGTTACGGATACCACCAATTCAACGGCTACTGATAATGGCGATCTCGTGATTGCAGGTGGTCTCGGTGTTGCTAAAAAAGTGCATGTCAATCGTCTGTTTCTAGATACTTTGGGAATAAACCTGTCAGGTGCCACGACGGAGGTGGTAGATGTCAACGGTACGACGAGTGCTAGACGTGTTGATGTTGATGGTATTTCATACAGTCACGTCCCTGCCGGTCTCATACTCATGTGGCACGGTGATATAGCGAGTCCACCCACAGGGTGGGCTATTTGTAATGGTTCAAATGGAACCCCCGATTTACGGGATCGTATGCTCATTGGGCGAAATGGAACGTACACAGCTGGTTTAACGGGTGGTAATAGCGATCTTACGATGACAACAGGAACTTTACCTGCACACACACACACCGGTAACACCACACAAAATGGGCAACATAGCCACGCAAGTGTGACAACCGCACAAAATGGGCAACATAGCCACTCGGGTGATAGCAATCAGAAAGATCAGTCTCACTCCCACACTGGTGATACAAATAACACAGGTAGCCACGACCATGAAGGTACCACATCTAATAGTGGCAACCACGGCGGACATGGTATCAGTAATCAATCCCATGGTCATAACCATTTTGCTGCCCACGCTGCCAACGCTTTCAATGGTATAGGTGGCCACAATGGGGCTGGTCAATCATTCAATGTTTCTGGATGGATCCACGGTGCTTACATTGGTTTTGGTATTGGTCAATCGGGTAACCATACACATACTCTAACTATTGCGGCCGTTGGACATCACACACACGAACTAACTGTCACAGATGCTCCTGCTCACTCTCACAGTATCGCAACGACACAAAATGGTCTACACGACCACGAATTTACGACAGGCACAGGTGGTACACACCTTCACACAGCCACAACACAGCAGACTGGTGGTGGATCGTCATTTGAAAAACTCCCCCCATACCGTGCAATTGCATACATTATGAAACTGTAAAAAATAAACTCTCTATATAATATAAAATGTCTGGTGGTATCGCCCAACTCGTCGCCGTCGGTGCTCAGGATGTACACCTAGTCGGTCAGCCCGAAGTCAGTTTTTTCCGTTCAACGTATAAACGCCACACTAACTTTTCTCAAACTGTTGAGCGTCAGGTCATTCAGGGCAACGTCGCGAATAATGGTATGTCTACAATTCGCTTCGAGCGCAAGGGTGATCTCCTCAGTTACGTCTATCTAGTACCCAACAATGGTACAGCTACCCAAGCCTACTCCAATGTGGAGTGGCGCTCCAAAATTTCTAAAGTGGAGCTTCTCATCGGTGGTCAAGTGATTGATGAACAGGATTCGATCTTCTCCACCCTCATCGCTCCCACTGTCTCTGCGACCAACTCTTCTAAGTCTATCACTGGTAATCTTTTCGGTGGTGTTGACGACTCTCGTTTCTACCCCCTCCGTTTTTCATTTTGTGAGAATTGGCAATCAGCTCTTCCTCTGATTTCCCTTCAGTACCACGATGTCGAGCTCAGGATCACTTGGGGTACCACCGCGGCGAGTGGCAACATTAAGTGGGATGTCTACGCAAACTACGCCTACCTCGATACCCAGGAGCGTGAGGTATTTGCATCACAACCACAGAACATGATCATGACCCAGGTCCAGAAGGCAATTTCATCGGGTTCCAAGATCCAAGAGATGAACTTCAACCATCCCGTGAAGTACCTGGCCTCAGCGGATTCCACTGCCCTCAACATCCTCAATGATAACAACAAGCTCAAGCTCCAGATCAACGGTACCGATGTCGCCGACTTCAAATTTGCTGATCCTAACTTTACTACCGTCCCACTATATTACCACTCGTCTAACGGTGGTAGCAGCACTGGCAAGAAGTTGTTCTTCTACCCCTTCTGCCTCGATGTCTCTAAGCTCCAGCCCACAGGCTCCCTCAACTTTTCACGCCTCGACTCTGCTCGTATCATCAACGATACCCAGCTCTGTAACAAGGACATCTATGCTGTGAACTACAACGTTCTCCGTATCGAAAATGGTATGGGTGGCCTTTTATATTCTAACTAAATAATAACTATGTTTTGGAAGATTGTCTTCCTCCTCTCCATCGTTTTTGTATTGACGTACGATCCCAAGTCCAGGACACTCGAAAAGTTTGTCGGTCAGTCTACACCATCAACTGACAAGTCTTGTGAACCCGCGCATTACGAAGCCGTCCAATTTGCTCAAATGCCCTACGAATGCCCCCCTACAGGAAAACCCAATATGGGTGTTATTGTGTAGAATACTTAAAAAGAAGACCTCTATATAAATTATAATGATTTCAATGGATCGAGAAAACTTGATGATGGTAGCCACCATTGTGGCTATTCTAGGTGTTATCTTCTTATTCAGGGAGATGAATAAAGCTAAACAGGATCTTGAAAACTTGAAGGGGTTTTCGACACATCTAATTCAGCGTTTGTCTGCACCAGCACCACCCACAGAACCAAAAAAGGAGGTTGAAGCTGAAGCTGAAGCTGAAGCTGGAGAAAATAAGCAAGAATAATCCTATCCACTTATTATAACTTGCGAATGCGCAATGAAAAAATACAAGGCTATAGCTATACCCGTAAGTTTCCGTGATGATAAACCTCATTTCCTCACAGTGAGGGATCGACGATTTAAAGATTGGATTTTTGTCACGGGTGGATGTAGACGGAGAGAAATATTTAACCCAATTAGATGTGCTTTAAGGGAATTGGAAGAAGAAACGAGAGGTGTAGTCAATTTAAAACATGGTGAATATACAGAGTTTAAGTTTATAGTTAAAGAAAGTCCAACTGTAGACTTAGAGTATAATGTATTCATATTCTTCGTGGATTATGATAAACAGGAGCAACAGTCGTTAGTTAAAAAGTTTAACGATGAAAAACAAAGAACTACAATTAAAAAAATTAATAAACAACCTATTAAAAAAACGTTTGATGAAAATGATTTTATGTGTTTTGAAACTCTCGAAGAGTTTAACTTACGTAAACGTTGGAAACTCATTATAGATAATGTCATAAAAAATCCAGTATTTTACTCATGTGTAAGTTCCCTTGATAGAAAAACCTTTTCTATAAAATAGAATGAAGTCTAAAGCTTACATCTTAATGCAAATAGGGGAACTTCTCAAAACGAATAGAGGTTTCTGCGATGAGGAAGTTGACGAATGGGTAAAGGAAAATGAAAAAAATACAGTGTATGAACTTTTAACTTTCAAGAAGGAGTTATCCACTACAAGGGAGTACCACGATGTATCTTTTTTCAAGTGGTTTAGAGGGTAAGTAGTATAATAAAATATGTTTAAAAGGTGGTGTAACCAAAACGACTTTTTGAAAAGGGTCCCCAATCCCTCACATGTGCTCTTGGACGGCGGTTTGTTGTCTGTGCCATGTGATAGATTGATTGAATTTCATGAGAAGTATATTGATGCTGTCACGAGGGGTGAGAAATTATTTGTCGTTGAACAAAAGACTCCAACTTATAACTTTTTCGTTGACATAGACTATAAAGATGATAAGGCATTAACTATAAATGAGATTAAGAGTATATGTAAAGTTATATGTGACAAGGTAAAACGCCATGGTGGTAAAGAATGTATCATTTCGGTAGCACCCCCAAAGAATGTAGGGGATCTTGTAAAAACTGGCATCCATATGAATTGGTATGGGTATGTAGTTGATCAGTCATCAGCACTTGCTCTCCGTGAACATATATTGATAGCACTCTCGACGGTGAAGAGCTTTATGGATTGGAATGAAATAATTGACTCTTCTGTGTATGGTGACCTCCATAGGAGAACCAGTGGAAGTGGGCTTCGTATGCCATGGTCCTATAAGAAGGAAAAACATAACGCATGTAACGGTAAAGGGTGTCCGGAATGTGGTGGTAAAAAAGTTGATCAGGTCGCGTATCTCCCAGTATTTAAGTATACAACTGAACCTCTATCGACACTTTTGAGAATTGATCAGAGTCCAAGTGTTGAAATACTTAAATTATCAGCTATCAGGACAAATGAAGTACAACATGTTAATGTAGAACCACCTTCGATTGTTATCAAAGAAGGTACTTTTACAGAAGTACAAACAAAGGATGAGCTTCACAACGATCAATTGAAAGGTATGATAGAAGAGTTTATAAGGGAAAACATTGAAGGACAACGAACGTCTACAGTCACTAAAGTTTTCAAACATAAAGATACGTATCTCGTTTCCACCAATTCGAAATATTGCGAAAATCTAAAAAGAGCACATAGCTCCAATCACGTTTGGTTTCATATAAGTGGTAAGATTGTAGCACAAAAATGCTTTTGTAGATGTGAAACCATCAGGGGAAGACGCGATGGCTTCTGTAAAGACTTTTATGGTAGGAAACACGAACTACCTGATAAGATAATTAAGCAATTATACCAGGGAAAGAACGATATTAAGAATTGCCCAGAAATTAAGAAATTTAAAGAAAAACCTCAAATCAAACAATCTGACGTAAAGCCGAAGTTGGAGTCTTTCATACAGAGATTTATGACTGGGCAGAAAGACACCAAGGTGGTGAACATCTCTCAACAAAATAATAAGTTTATGGTGCTTACTACATCACATTACTGTGAACAAATACAATCTATTCACGAGAATCATTCCATGTCTTATATCATTGAAAAGAATAAGATTAAGCAAAAGTGTCCTATTTGTAAAAAGTGTCCTCGTGTAAAGACACATGTTTTGAATAGCAGTGTCATTCAAGAACTTTCTCTTTCGCGATAATATACTTAAACAGAAATATTAGCTATAATAAAACGATGAATAAGACTCGTTCTGGTAGGCAGATAAAGAAGCCTGAATTATATGAACCAGATGACACTGAATTAATTGATGATTATAAACAGGATGATTACAATTCCGAAATTGGTTCAGATATTGAAACCGATGAAGAATGTTATTCCGAAGATGATGAAAGTGATCTATGTGAATCCGATGATGAAGATGTAAATGGTAATCTAAAGGGTTTTGTTGTAGACGACGAGGAAAGTGATGAGGAAAGTGAGTAAGAATATGCTTAAAAAAAACGAAAGCTATATTAAAAATGGAGACAGACATTGGAAATCCCATTGAATATGACCCAAGTATTGACCCCCTGAATCAGGAGAAGGATGAAGATAATAAACACCAAGAACAAAGAGATCAGGATTATTATTTTCATCCACCGGATATGATGTATCAACCCCCACCCCCACCACGGGATGAAAAGGTTGATTTTTTTGCAAATGTAGAAAAATCGACATGGATTATTGCATTTGCAGTTTTTCTATTAGGCTTTTTCATGGGGAAAACCATGCAGCCAGTTATCCTCAGGTACACTTGAGTATCCTGTAAACGTCCCAATTTCACCATATTTAGGTGGTATAAACTTATCTACAAATGGACCCCTGTAAGTATCCTCAATAAATCCATCTATAGTACTTACCTTTTCAACATCTCTTTTGTTTTTTGAATTAAAACTTGGTTCAAAAAACAAAATAAAGAACATACTTGTCAAAATGATTGCGATGATTACACTTATCATTTTGTTTACTTTATAATAATATTTTTTATTTATATTTTCATTAGGGTTTTGACTCTTCAGATGAAACCTCTGGCTCACCTTCCTCCTTTACCTGTTCAAGATTACCGTTAATGGATGATTCGGCAGCCTCAGCCTCAGCCTCAGCCTCAGCCTCACGCTTCTTCTGACGCTCTTTAATCTCTACTGCGACAATGTCATCAGCCTCTTTTACGAGCTCTTCCATTGAGGAATCAGGTTTCT